ATCTTGATGTTGCCAACAAGGGATATGTTGACGCGGCTCGCACGGGTCTTGATGTTAAGGCGTCCGTAAAGGTTGCGACCACCGCAGCGATCACCATTGCTTCAGGTCTTGAGGCTGGCGATGTTATTGACGGATATACGCTTGTCGCTGGTGACCGTGTTCTTGTCAAGAACCAAAGTACCGCTTCAGAAAACGGTATCTACATTGCTTCTGTTTCTGGTTCTGCTTCACGAGCAACTGACGCAGACAACAATGCTGAAGTCACACCGGGCATGTTCACCTTCGTTGAAAATGGAACAACGAACGCAGACAGCGGTTGGGTTCTCATCACTGATGGCGACATTACCGTTGGAACAACTGGTCTCGCGTTCTCACTTTTCTCGGTAGCGGGAAACATCCTTGCAGGTGACGGTCTTTCAAAAACTGGCGATGTTCTTAATGTCAATACAGGTGTTGGTATTGAGATCCATTCTGACGCTTTGCGCATCAAATCAGATGCCGCTGGTGACGGTCTTGGTTACGACGCAGGTGTCCTTTCTGTAACCATTGGTGGTAGCACTGGTCTTGCAATCACCTCAGATGCTGTAGGTATTAAACTTGACGCAGCGATTGCTGGTCTTGCCACTACCTCCGATGGTCTCAAAATCAAGTCAGACATTGCTGGTGATGGTCTCACATACACGGCAGGTGTTCTAAGCCGAAATGTAATTGACCTTGCACAAGGATCCGATGACACCACGGGAACACTCCCTGTTGATCAGGGTGGTACTGGTGCTACAACCGAATCTGGCGCTCGCGAGAATCTTGCGGTAGGCGGAGACACAGGAACCCGTACTTCCACAACCCCTACTCTTTCCCGCGTCACATCACAGGTCATTGGTAATAACTCATTAACATCAATCGTTGTTACACACAACTTCAACACACGAAATGTGTCTGTTCAAGTTTTTGATTCTGCAACATACGATACGGTGATCTGTGATGTTGTAAGAACCAATGTTAATGCAGTAACCCTGAGTTTCTCGGTTGCCCCAGACAACGGTGCATACACTGTTGTCATAACAGGTTAAAAATTTATAAAAAACAAGCACCTTGAGGGGTGTTTCATATTTTTGAAAACAGTTGAGGCTGAGTTTCTATGACAAAATTTGTTGGGTCACCGCTACGCGGGTTTGGCTTTAGCACCGTATCGGATGAGGCACTCTCAGCACGAGTAAATTCAGATGCTGTTCCGAGAATCCGCATTGATGCTGGCGGAAAAATTACTTGGGGTTCAGGTTCAGCCGCTGGTGATACGAATCTGTACAGGAGTGACTCAAACACCCTGACAACAGATGATGTTTTTGTCGCCACTAATGGCATGGTCACATTGACAACAAATGGTGCCCCGAACGTCTCCCTGCCGAACGGTGCGCTTGCTGTTGATACGACAAACCATGTTTTCTACTACCGTTCCAACTCAACTTGGACTCAGGTATCCGCAGGAGAAGGCGGTGGAGGTGGAGCGAATGTAACCATTTCTTCAACCGCACCAGCAGACCCAGAGAACGGAGATCTTTGGTATAACAATGTCAGCAACCTCCTTTACATTTACGACAGTGGTTCGTGGGATACTGTAAGTGGCGCTGTCGCGCTTCCAGATCTAGACGGAGGAAACATATCGTTACCTGAACTCTACGAGGCGGAAGTGACCAACGGTGTGATAGCAGTCTTTGATGGAGGGATAGCGGCATGAGCGTAAAAATTCAACTTAAAAGAACTACCGCTTCTGCATGGACGTCCCTTAACCCGACGCTTGATAACGGCGAGTTTGGTTACGAAACCGATACCGCTAAATTCAAGATTGGTAACGGCTCAACTGCTTGGACAAGTCTTTCTTACGCCAATGCCAACCTTTCTGTTGCTTCGCTTGATGCGCTTTCTGATGTCACGATCACCAGCGCAACTAACGGTGATTTTTTGCGATGGAACGGATCTGCATGGATTAACGATGCAGTAAACCTGTCAACCGACACAGTTGGTTCTTATGTTGAATCTCTTGTTGCGGGTACTGGTGTTACGGTAACCAATAACTCTGGAGAAGGTGCATCGCCAACCATCGCTATCGGACAAGATGTCGCGTCTTCGGCAAGCCCAACATTTGCCAACCTAAACCTAAATGGGAACATTGTTTTTGAAGGTGCAACTGCCAATGAGTTTGAGACAACTCTTTCCGTAACCGACCCAACGGCGGACAGAACTATCACCATTCCTGATGCAACGACCACCCTTGTCGGCACGGATACAACTCAAACCCTAACCAATAAAACGCTGTCATCTCCAAAAATCAATGAGGATGTTATCCTTACGGCATCTGCTACAGAGTTAAACATTCTTGATGGTGCCACTCTTTCAACAACAGAACTCAACTATGTAGATGGCGTAACCTCTGCCATTCAAACACAGATTGACACCAAGGCTCCAAGCAATTCGCCGACATTCACTGGAACGGTAACAATTCCCGACAACACCGTGGCTCTTGGGACAAAGACCACTGGTGATTATGTTGCCTCGCTTGTTGCAGGAACTGGTGTAACCCTCACTAATAACTCTGGAGAAACGGCAACTCCAACCATTGCAATCGGTCAGGCTGTAGCCACAAACAGCAATGTCACCTTCAATGACTTGACAGTAAGTGGAAACCTAACAGTTTCTGGTACGACCACATCAATTAATACCGAAACTCTTACCGTTGATGACAACATCGTTGTTCTTAACAATAATGTTACTGGTTCACCTACAGAGAACGCGGGTATTGAAGTTGAGCGCGGAACTTCCGCCAATGTGTCTGTACGTTGGAACGAAACAAACGATAAGTGGGAAGCAACAAACGACGGATCTGTCTACGGCAATATCGTCACAAGTGCTGATTCGGGCACGGTCACCAGCACGATGATCGCTGACGGAACAATCGTCAATGGAGACATTAATGCTTCAGCCGCGATTGATGACACAAAACTTGGAACCATTTCAAGCGCAGGAAAAGTGTCCAACTCTGCTACCACGGCAACTGACGCAAATACGGCTAACGCAATTGTCGCTCGTGATGCATCTGGCAACTTTACTGCTGGAACAATCAGTGCGGCTTTGACAGGGAATGCATCTACTGCCACAACTCTTGCCACAGCACGCAACATTGCTGGTCAGTCATTTAATGGCTCCGCGAATATCTCTATCGCACCAACGGATCTTACTGGCGTAACTTCAACTGCCGCCGAAATTAACATCCTTGATGGCGCAACTCTCACAACAACTGAACTCAATTATGTTGACGGAGTAACATCGGCGATTCAGACACAGTTGGACGCCAAGGCTCCACTGAATTCGCCGACCTTCACGGGAACTGTAAGCGGTATCAGCCCAACGATGGTTGGTCTTGGAAATGTTAACAACACATCGGATGCCAATAAGCCCATTTCCACAGCAACGCAGACTGCTTTAGACCTTAAGGCACCACTTGCGTCACCAACTTTCACTGGAACCCCGTCACTACCAACAGGAACGACGGCAGTTACTCAAACCCTAGGAAACAACACCACAGCGGTTGCCACCACAGAGTTCATTCAGACCGCATTAGCCAACTTTGGTGGCATGACGGTTTCCGATACCGCACCATCTGTTGATGTTGGTGCAGGAGACTTCTGGTACGACAGCACTGGTCTTAATCTTTACATTTACTACAGTGGTGCATGGGTTCAAGTAACTAGCGAAGACCCGATTTTCTTTGATTTGTCTGAATTGCTAGATGTATCAATAGATGGCGATCTGCTCACTAACCAGATTTTGAGATTTGATGGTGTTAGTGGATACTGGGTTAACTCTGCTCCACGACAAACTGTCTCCGATAGTTCCGCTACCACCTATTCGGTGTTGAATGCTGATAGCGGTAAATTGCTCAAATTCAACAGTTCCTCTGCGACAAGCGTGGATCTTGGTTCATGGAGTGCCAATATCGGAGAAAAGGTTGACATTGTTCAATATGGTACTGGACAGGTTTCTGTCACTGTGTCTGGCGCGGCTTCCATGGTCTCGCCGGGTAACTCTGTGACGACCAGAGCACGATATTCACTCATAACAGTCACCTGTGTAGCATCAAACACATTTTTGCTATCTGGAGACCTAACATAATTTATTTAGTGTTTTCATTAATTAGGGCTTCCTTTTTGATGTAGGATAATACTGTATTATTGCTGTATGGCTGTTACCTTTCCATCTAGTCCTGCGAACGGCGACCAGTTCACGGCAGGTAATAAAGTATTTCAGCGCTTTGGAACCAGATGGCGACGGGTGGCGGGGATATCAGTATGGGAATCAGGAACAGCATCTAACTCAACGATCAGTACAGATCCGTTGGACGAAATTGACGGAGGAAACGCGTAATGGCGTACAAAAAGATCATACTGCGACGAGACACAGCAACAAACTGGACATCTGCCAACCCTACGCTTTCTGGTGGCGAAGTAGGTATTGAAACTGACACGCTAAAGATGAAACTCGGAAACGGGTCTACTGCTTGGAACTCCCTTGGTTATTATGCGCCTCCATCGCTTGATGAAGTTGGCGATGTAACTATTACGAGTGCTTCTAGCGGTCAATTCCTGAAATGGAATGGATCTGCGTGGGTTAACGACACCATTGATCTTGGCACAGACACCGCTGGCGGATATGTTGCTTCGCTTGTTGCGGGGACAGGCGTATCTCTTTCAAACAACTCTGGCGAGACCGCAACACCAACAATTGCTATCGGTCAGGCAGTTGCCACGGATAGCAATGTTACCTTTAATGATCTTACGGTTTCAGGAAACCTTACAGTTTCTGGAACAACCACCACTTTAAACACAGAAACATTGACTGTAAATGACAACATCATTGTTTTGAACAACAATGCTTCTGGCGCACCTTCCGAGAATGCTGGTATTGAAGTTGAGCGCGGATCGTCAACAAATGTTCAACTCCGTTGGAATGAAACCACCGATGTTTGGGAATTGACTGTTAACGGATCAACTTATTCCCCTATCGTTACCGAACTAGAACTTGAAAACCGCCTTGCCGAAGAGCATTGGCATAAGAGTGTTGTTCTCGCAACGCATGCTGTGCTTCCACAGACACCTACATACTCTGCTGGAACAACTGACGCAGACGGCGGAACAGGTATTGGTGCAACTCTTACCGCGACTTCAAACGGTCGTCTAGTAATTGATGGAGAAAATGCCTCCACAGGACAGCGTGTCCTGATCAAGAATCAAGTAGATCAAAAACAAAACGGTGTTTATGTTGTTACTGCTCAAGGTTCAGTAAGTGCAACTTGGGTTTTGACTCGCGCAACAGACATGGACGGATCTGTCGCCCAACAGATCACTAAAGATGAGGGTGTTGAAGTTGGTTCACTAAGTAACTCTTCAGCAGTAAACCGCTATCAAAGTTTTGCTATTTCGTCAACTGGTTCAGGAACCAATGGCGCTCATATCATTGGGACAGACAACATCACATTCCAGCAATTTACGGGTCTTGGATTCCAAATCATCGCTGGTAATGGTCTTGCCGCTAGCAACTCTGACCTGAGCATTGGTACTGCATCATCTACGCGCATCGTCATTAACGCTGACAGTATTGACCTTGCAGAATTGGCACGAACAAACTCTAGTGGTTCTGCAACAAGCACTTTCATGACCTCTGTAACCACGGATGCTTATGGTCGTGTCACGGCATCAACTACGGCTGAAGCATCTATTGCACTTGGAACACAAACTACAGGTGACTATGTCGCTTCTATTACTGGCGGTACTGGTGTTACTTCATCTGCGGCAACCAGCGGTGAAAGCACAGCCCACACTTTATCAATCGGTCAATCAGTAGGAACTGGCGACAATGTTTCTTTCGCAAACCTGTATCTAACAGGTGGAATCACAATGGAGGGGAACACCTCGGACGAGTTTGAATTGGTTCTCAACGCTGGTAATCCAACTGCTGACCGAACAGTAACTTTTCCTGATGCAACGGGAACTGTTGCTTTGACATCAGATTTCACTCCGTACGCAACTCTTTCTTCACCAACTTTCACGGGAACTGTAACGCTTCCCGCAAACACAATTTCGCAGTCAATGATGGCTGATGATTCTGTTGGCACAAACGAAATTGGTGGTTCAGCAGTCACTGAAGCAAAAATTGCGGATAGCGCAGTAAGTACTGGAAAAATTGCAGATGGTGCAGTAACTGCATCTAAGGTTGCTAATGACGCGGTGGCTCTTGGCACCAAAACAACTGGAGATTACGTTGCGTCACTCGTTGCTGGTACTGGTGTAACCCTTACCAACAACTCTGGAGAAACCGCAACTCCGACCATTGCAATCGGTCAGGCTGTCGGAACTGGTAGCAATGTCACATTCAACGACCTAACGGTGAGTGGCAATCTAACTGTTTCTGGAACAACCACATCAATCAATACGGCAACATTAAATGTCTCCGACAACATTGTTATTTTGAATAATGATGTGACAGGTACTCCGACTGAGAATGCTGGTATTGAAGTAGAGCGTGGAACCTCGGCAAATGTTCTTGTCCGCTGGAACGAAACTACTGATAAGTGGGAAGCCACAAACGACGGCACGACATACGGGAATATAGTAACCACGGCAGATTCTGGAACCGTTTCACTCGGGATGATTGCAGATGTTTCAACAAGCGCACAGACCGCCTCATACACCCTTGTATTGGCTGACAAAAACAAGGTTGTTGAAATGAGTGTCGCTACAGCGAACACGCTCACCGTACCGCCAAACTCATCTGTCGCCTTCCCTATTGGAAGTCAAATAAACGTTTTGCAAACAAACACTGGTCAATGCACCGTCACTGCTGGTGCGGGTGTGACGGTAAACGGAACACCGGGTCTTAAACTCCGCGCACAGTGGTCGTATGTTACACTCATCAAACGGGCAGAAAATACATGGGTAGTCGTTGGAGACTTGAGCGCATAATATGGCAACAAAAGGAAAAGATTCTGGCGGTAAACAACCAGCAGCACCGACAGTTGGTACGCCAACCGTAAATGCTGTTGTCAACAATACGGCAGGTAATACCGCGCAAACCGTTACTGTTCCGTTCACTGCTCCTGCCTACCTTGGAAAAACTGGTACTATTTCTTCCTACACGGTAACATCAAGCGGTGGTCATGTTGCAACGGGTGCATCTTCACCTTTGACTGTCACTGGTTTAACATCAAATACTGCTTATACGTTTACTGTGACTGCTACGAGCAGTAGCGGTCCTGTTAGTCCTGCTTCAGCAGCGAGCGCAGCAGTAACGCCACCTTATTTCCCACCTTATTTCCCACCTTATTTCCCACCTTATTTCCCGCCGTTCTTTCCGCCGTTTTTTCCGCCATACTTCCCTCCATACTTCCCTCCGTTCTTCCCACCGTTCTTCCCACCATTTTTCCCACCATTCTTCCCACCATTCTTCCCGCCATTTTTCCCACCATTTTTCCCTCCGTTCTTCCCACCAGCATTCAAATAAGTATCACACCCTAGAGTGCTAGGATTTTTGTGTGGAACAAACACAACACAACTTTGATGATGGTCCTTGGGCTGTAAAACCCGGCGCTTTTGGGCGAGGCAAAGAAAACATTCATGTCATAGAAAACTTCATTGATTCTGACGATGTCAAAAAAATCATTGGTTTTGCGCGAAACATCAAAGAGTGGCATAACGATCAACTAGAAAACACCTACAACGAAGAGGGTGTCTGCACCTATGATGCGTCCTATTGGAATGACCGTCAATGCACGGCGACGATACTAAAGCGCCTTGATTCGGGTATCTACGATCTAATTGATCACTACATAGCCAAAATGGCTAAAACCATGGAAGATATTTTTCATGTAAAATTAAGTTCCCGTCCGCCATGCCTGATCCGTTGGTTTGGAGGGATAGAGCAACAACCCCACGCCGATAAACAATTAAACGATGGATCCCCAAATCCGTTCCCAACATATGACATAAATTCGCTTTTTTATTACAACGACGACTTTGAAGGTGGGGAACTTTACTACCCACAGCACGACATCATCGTAAAACCCAAACCGGGTTTAGCAGTACTTCACCCCGGAGACTTCTATTACATGCACGGGGTTAAACCAGTGATTAGTGGAGAAAGATATACGACTCCTGCTTTCTATACCGTTGTGGATGAGTGACATGTTTAAAACTATGCCGACTCCGTCCAACCCGCCGAAAAGCGTATACCCGAGTATTTCTATTTATCAAGATTTTCTAGATGGCGATTCATGGTCAACATTGGATTGGTATGTAAGAAATACGGATCCACTTACTTGGGGATTCACTGAATCAATGGATAAAAGACCTCCTACAGCGACAAGATTTCATACAGTAAAGCACAGCAAAGATGAATCTATTGAATATTTGCGTTCAGAAGTTTTTGATGATGAAACTTTTGAAAAAATAAAAAGTGGGCAGATGGCGGAACCTTTCCCCGAGGGCTTGGAAAACTATGAAGACTGGAATCTGGTCTTACATCAACCTATTGAACAAAAGATCTTAGACATAATCACAAAACTTGATTCTCAAATAAATGAACAAATTTTTTCTTTGTTTGGGCAAAAAGCACAAAATACTTTTCCGCCAGTATTCACAAAAATTGAAAACAGTCGCTCAATGAGAATGCACACAGATGGCTATGATTTTAATGAGAGTTCACCAACTGCGCATCGTCCATGCCATTTTGCTTCAATCTATTACCTAAATGATGACTATGAGGGTGGAGAGCATTGCACTCCGTATATTGGGCTAAGTTTTAAGCCAAAACCAAATTCCCTAATCCTAAATTGCACGCCATGGGATGAGGATATGGCTCATCGCGTCAATAGCGTCACAAAAGGTGTGCGCTATGTTCGCCAACATTTTTGGCTTTTGGACGAAAGTTAATTCAATGCCAAACACTAATTTTCATGTTTTTAAAGATTTCTTAAACGCCGACGATCATAAGTTGCTACTTGAATATGTTAAAAGCGGCGTAGATTTTCAGCCCTCAACGGACGAACTTTCTGCTGTGCGGTTCAAACATGTTGCACACAGCGGTGACGCATCTGTTTCTTATCTCAGACCATACGTTCCATCTCAAACAGATAACACCGATCTTGATTACCCACCCACGGTCATGGACTGGTCATATTTTCGCAATAAACCGATTGATGAACAAATAAAAAAAGTTATTCTTAAAATTGAGATTTTGTCAATGAAGGCTATTATGTCAACATTTGATATTCATCCTAGGGGAATATACAATAACTTTTTATTGAAGTATTCAGATGGGCGCGGTCTGCGCATGCACTCTGATACTTATGAAAAGAGCATAGGAACAGATTATGTATCTGCTTCATTTTCTACGGTTTACTACATAAATGATGATTTTGAAGGGGGCGAATTCCATGCTCCGTTTCTCGGTATCACGCTGAAGCCACTTGCCAATACGATGGTTTTACTTAATAACATTGCCGACGAGAATTCATGTCATGAAGTGACCAGTGTTACTTCTGGCGAAAGATACTCATGGCAACAAGTATGGGAGGTAGACTGAGCATATGAAAAATCCTGTTCATTTAAGTGACCCACGTCTAGGGATCCTGTTATATCAAAACGCCTTACCAAAGTCGTTAAGACTTGTAGATCGTCTTGAAGAAACAATTGGGGAAAGCAAGACACCGCCATACATGTGGATGGATGCGCTAGTTGGTTATAACCAAAAAATGCCCGAGTACAGAGATTGCGTTGATTGCAAGATGGGTGAACTCCATATCAAACACTGCCCTCCCCAATTCTCTGAATTGATAAACATTTACAATGACACTAAAAACCCGCTGAAAGAGTGCATCGCGGACTACGAGAAGCGCTACAACATTAATCTCGCCTACATGGAGGCGATTAACTACATTAGGTATGGAACGAATCAACACTTTCAAGTCCATACAGATCATGGTTTTTCTTATACATGCACTACTTCATCATGTATGTATTTGAATGATGACTACGAGGGTGGGGAATTATGGTTCCCCTATTTGGATTTGTCCTTCAAGCCCGAATACGGAGATATTGTTCTTTTCCCATCAACATACATATATGCCCATGCGGCTAAGCCAGTTCTTTCAGGGACGAAGTACTCTGCTGTGACAATGTTTGATTACAACGACAACAACCATGACCTAACCCGTCAAGCAAGTTACAGTCAAGAAAAAAATTATTAATGTCAAAAATACAATTACTGAAAACACAGACAACTACGCCCAAAATAGTTCAGTCTCGGCTCAAACGGGAGTGGATGGACAACACCTATAACAAGCATGCTTACCAATGCCTACCAATGACCTATGCGAATGTTTATGGGTGGGAATTGCAACTAGAGCAGGATGTGGTCGTTGAGTGGAATGGAGGCAATGTGCCACCAACCATCATCTCTGGTGAAAAGATACAGACTGCGCTTGGCGCACACAAACTCATTGTTCATTCAAGCATTATTGGCATGATCTCCTTTTCAACACAATACGCTTTTCGCACAGAAGAAAACTACGACATTTGGATTGGTGGGTCGCCAAACTATATGGTTGATGGTGCTAAACCACTATCTGCAATCATTCCAAGTTCTTGGTGGCCGGATGAGTTCCAAATGAACTGGATGATCACCAGAATTGGTGAACCAGTCGTGTTTGAGGCTGGTATGCCATTCATGTTTTTTACCCTATTTGACAATAGGGTGCTTTCTGAAACTTCTTTTGAAGTGTCAAGCCTGTGGGATGACAAAGAACTTGTTGAACAACGATCCAAGTATGGTGCCATGAAATCAAAAAATAACCAAGAAAAACCATGGACTTGGACAAAAGGGATAAAAACTGGTTTGGATGCCGACGGGAATAAGATCGGACCGTCATTTCAGGGGTTGCCAAAACTGAATGAACCGATGAACTAGCATGGAAGCCTATGGACATAGGCGTTTTTGATTACGAGAAGGCAAGATCTAAGGCTAAGGTTTTTTTAGAGGAATCAATATTTATTCTTTCTAAAATGATGGATATTGACCCGTCTTCTATTAACGAAACTTCGGCTAATCCTTATAATTTTCAAGACCCACTTCATACAAGTTGGGAATGTTTGAAAAGCGAAATTTTTGCATTAAAGAAGTTGTCGTAATGTCATGGATCCGAACGAGCAAGTAGAAGATCCAACAAAATTTGGGGAGTCAGATACTGACCTCCCAAAGTTTGATGACGGCGTAATTTATTTTGAGAGCGAAACAGGAAGATGGCTGTCCAACGGTGAATGGGTAACTAATTGTCATACTATTGACTACACGGTAGAGGACGGCACTGATGAAAACAAAGGATGAAACCTATGACGCCACCTCTGATTTTGGCTATGCTTCCACAACAATTGCTTGCGTGCTTTTGACTTTAGGTTATGAACAATCAGAAATCAAAACTGTTTCTTTTGATGAGGCAATGGAGCGTATTCGCACGATTTATGCATATAAGCCTTCGCATCTTATAAATATGCACACAGAAAACTATGCCGTGTATGAATATCTAAAGAGTCAGAACATACTTTTAGCACGGGTTCTTCGTCGCTCATACTTTGATCTTCAAGTTTCATCCTACGAGTTATCAAATGTCTGATAACAAAAGATACGAGTTAGATCAACTGTTTGATTTGAGCAGTTTTACAGACGTACCGCTTTCTGATTTTGCCGACCAATGCATAGATGAAGATTGCGCACAGTCTGTTTTAATTGGCGAGTATATGTTCAATACCGTTGGCGTTGATCGTCGCAATATCGCTACTGGTGGGGCTAGTGATTTTGATTACGTAATTCATCAGCCTCACGCCAAACTTCATAAAGGATACTCAAGTCCGCAGTGGCTTTCTTTAGCACTAGTTTTTGCAATTTTTGATGTGAAAAGAATGAATACAGTTCTGTCAATTTCAGGATATTTGGACAGATTCAAGTATGACACGCTCGTGAATAAGTATGGTGCAGAACTTTCAATACTTAACTCAAAGAGACTTTTGTATTATGAACGATTCGCTAAAGGGACTTCAAATATTCTTCCAAATGTGCCGTATAAAATGGTGACACGACAGGAATTAGATTTGGATGAAGACACTAAATATGACTTGATTCTTGGTTGGTCATCGGATATGGAGAATCCGTTTTTGGGTGCATCAACTTATGTTGACAGGCTCAATTCTGGTGGGGTGATGCTGATCCAAAACAGTTCGGACTCCTCATTTCTGTATCACAATAAAACGATAGTAAGTCCTGCGTGGGAATGGCATCATGAACTAAAACACAATAGTTTCTGTAATGTCTACCATATACCTTTGTTTTATGGACTTACAATAGTTGTTAAGGAGTAATATGATTATTCAAGACAACTATTTTGACGAAGTAACCCTGAGCGCAATATTTGATGATGACTCATTTTTCCCTGTATCCATGGGTGATGGGGAGAAGGTCGCATCTGTGCCGAATATGTACAACGACCCTAATGGTTCGGTTTTTTCTCCATACATGTTTTGGGATGGTTGGTGGAAAAGCCCAATGGATACCCTCAAAAAGAAATTGATCCGAAAGATATTTGAGGGAAAAATAAACATTGATGAAGTGGTCGGATTTGAGTATTGGACAAGAACATATGAGCCGGGTCAGTACATACAACCACATATTGATGCCGACACTGCTCGCTACGTTCACGATAAATCTTTAGGAACACCAACTCTCGGTGCTGTTTGGTGGGGAGTGGATAACGGAGAAGAAGCAGGTTTTTTTGAACTTTATCCAATCTTATTGGTTCGTGATTCAGTCGGTTCTTTGGAGAAAAGTTTCATTGATCCGATTTTGAAAAATAGCCCAATAGAAACTCGTGAAAGAATCAAATATAAGAGTAATCGCTTAATCATATTTGATGCAGGTCATCAACTTCATGGAACGACACCAGCGCCTTCTGGGGTTAAACAGTCGTTGATTGTTAATGTTTGGAGTAAAGAATGCCCTCCACAAGGTTTGTTCAATAATGGTTTCCACTACGAAACTGGTTCTCCATTATTTGGGAAGTCGTACCGCTTGACCGTTTTAACACCTTTAGGTAACGAAAACATATCTATAGTTTTTGATACAGACTCAAAGGCAAAAATTGAGCAAGGTAAGTATTCAACGGATATCACATACTCCCTTAGTGAAGGTTGTTTCTATTCCGAATATCAGGTCTCCACACCGATGATTGCTAAAGTTTCCCTTAACCTTGTTGAAGATAATGGGAATGTGAGCGGTTATATGAAGATCAACGATTACTCTACGCTTAATGTCAAGGGAGTTATTTCAGTATGATCATTGACCATCCAACAACTGGCGGAATCCACATTCTGGACGATTTCATTGATGTTGAAACAGCAGAGATTATTGAACAAAGGCTGATCGCACATCCAAAGAAAGTTTTAACTGAACTGACGGACGATGGGGTCAATTTTTACTCGTCAACAAAAGATGATAATGGTGATGAATACAAACAGCCATCTTTGGTAATTGCGAATAATGGTCAAATGGACGAATTTTTCAACCCCATTGTTAACAAAATTCATGAACATATTGAACTGATCTGGGGGCGCAAGGTCGGATTGGAAAATCGCTATGATTTTTGCGGATACCAAGAAGGTGAGATGTTGAAGCCTCATTATGACGGTCTAAAACCTGATCTCCCTACACCCGCAGGATATGAAAGTAGAGACGTGAGTTCTGTTTTATATCTGAATAGTGGATTTACTGGTGGGGTATTAAATTTTCCCAATCTTGGCGTAAGCGTTTCGCCAAAACGGGGAATGCTTGCTTTGTTTCCTTCTTCGGAAATCTACACTCACTATGTGACACCTGTTGAATCTGGTGTCAGATTTTTTATGACACAGTTTTGGTGTCTACAATGAACTCTGTTTTTGATATAAAAATTGGCTCTGCTGATGGTGGAACAGATGATGTGCTATCCAGTATTCGCGGGAAGACATGCATGATAGTCAATATTGCAACTAAAACAAAGTACTTACCTAAAATAAGTGCAATATGGTCATACACGAGAACCGCGCGGCAGTTATGGGAATTGCAAACAATCAACGATATGTACGAGGATTTTTCGGTAGTCGGTGTTCCATGCAATCAATTCGGATCACAGGATCCAGCAACAAGCGAAGAAATATCCTCATTTGTAAAAGAGGCGTACCCTTGGGTAACTTTTCCAATCACAGAAAAAGTTGAAGTCAACGGAGAGAACGAGCATCCTTTATTTTCATTTCTAAAAGGAACAGCAAAAAGAATTTCTAGTGATACCAGAGCGGACAACTCTGCTGAAGCGTCACATGGTCATAATCTTGCGAATCAGGCTCTTCATCGTGTCCCTCATAACTATGAAAAATTTCTAGTTGATTCTTCTGGTAGGGTTATTCGCAGATTCAGTTGGGGTGAGTTCCCTCTTGCCGCGGAGAGGCTGACAGATCAAAGCACGGAGACTATTTTGGAAGCATTGAAAGAGGTTTTTGGTGAATGAAAAAAATCCGCTTCAGCCAAGACATCTTGGTGGCGGAACTGTTCTTTTTGAGAATGCGATAACCGTCCCACAGGGTGACTTGATTTCATATCTTGAACAGGAAAAAGAAAAGTGGCGTCAAGAGAATTTCACTATTGTCTATGACGATAACGGTGAACCCTTGCACACCATCAATAAGGGTGGGTTTATTTATGGTCTTGACGCATACAAGCGTTCACCAGTAAGAATTCAAAACCTAACTCACCCATTCTTTAAAGAATGTGATGATCGTGTTTACGAAGCACTTCTTGAATATATAGAGATGTTCCCTGCGATTTTGCAGTGTTTGTGGTGGAAATCTGGTGGTCATGTTCTTTGCTACGACGAGGGTGCCAGCCTTGGCTTTCATTCTGATAATGATGTGAATTACAGGTATGGCGCTATTCCTCAACTTGATCATGCGACTCGGAACGTTGTTTCTGCGCTTGTTTATTTCAATTCGTGCACCGATGACGGAAGTCAATGTGAATATGGATTCAGCGGTGGTCACATGAGTATTCCTTACTTTGATATTGACATTGTCCCTCATACGGGCTCTATCGTTTTGATGCCAGCAAACTATCTTGGAGCCCATGAGATACATGAAATAACCAAGGGTTCAAGGTATTCATATCTTTTGTGGTTCGCTCAGGGCACACCAGCACCTGAACATGGGGTTAACCCTATTGTGTCTGACGGCGAATACCATTCTGGTGGTCAGTGGTGGCTTGAAACTCTCATTGACGATTATGAAGACTATATTTATCGCAAGTACCCTAATGGGGTTCCAGAGAAACTCACACTATTCAAAAGCAGAGCGAAAGACCACATTTAAATGAAATTCAACGGGATAGAGCCAGAGGAATTGGGTGGTGGAGTAATACTCTTCAAAAACGCCTTCACGGTAGATTGGGGCTCAACGCGCGATCTATTTGAAGAATTCGTTGCTTCTGAACGTGAATCTATGTACACAGAAGGGATAAACCCTGAAACAGGCGAACCCTGTTACATAAACCGAAGTGGGTATATTTTCAGAAAAGATGGTGTTGATATGATGCCACGGCGGGCAGCCAACACTCATCAAGATAAGCGACCTGAAGTAATTGAACTATTGAATTTTTTAGAATCTGCCCGAGATAATTGTTTGCTTGGCTATATGACCATTCATCCGCTCGCATACAAGAATATTTGGTGGAAGGTTAAGGGGCATATTGTTTCTTACTCAACACAAAAGGGTGGATTATTCTTGGGGACACACTCTGATTCAAGTGTGGACTATCTATACGGGATAGACCACCCTAAAGAGCAGTTACCAACAAAAAATACTCTTTCAGTAGTTATGTATGTCAACGATTGCGTCGGTATAGATCAAGTTGGAGAGGATGCATTCAGTGGAGGAGAACATGTTTTTGACTATCTCGGAATAACTTACTCTCCTCGCAAGGGAGACATTCTGATGTTCCCTTCAAACTTTATTGCCTCACACGAAGTGAAACCAGTTACTGGCGGAACTCGTTACAGTTACCTTGGCTGGTATTCACATGGGTCACCAAACCCTGACCTCAACGAAACAATTGTTGACCCTACAACTGACCCCGAAGAGGCGCAACGATCAACAAACGTGTACATGCCAAATCTAAGGAGAGACTTCCGCAACTATTTGACTGCCAATGTCAAAGATACAGAACATCTTGGTTTTACTTTGACAGAGCGAATGAACTAATGAAAGCCAGACATCTGGGTAGCGGAATAATTCTTTTTGAAGATGCTGTCAATGTGGACTCTGAGTTCTTTGTTTCTTTTATGAAGCGAATGTACGATAACTCCCCTCCGACTGTCTACGGTATTGCAAAAGATGAGGAAACAGTCAAAAACAATGGTGGGTACGAATTCCAAGACGACCATCTTTCTTCTCTACCGATTCGCCATACCAACACTCTGTATCAAGGAATTTCGGATGACGATAGAGCCTTTGTACAATTATTGGAGGACTCAATCTACAAATGCCTTGTTGAATATTGTAAATCTTTTCCTGTTGTGATGGAAACGGTTACTTGGAGAACTCGTGGGTATTTTATTGAGTATCACAAAGGTATGTATATTGGATCGCATTCTGACTGCGCCATTGCGTATGAGCCGAACAGTTTTGTTGAGGTAAATAGATTCCCTATTCACAATACGCTTACTTCTAGCCTCGTATTAAACGATGATTACGAAGGAGGAGAAATAGGTTTTGCGCCTTGGGGAATAAATATAAAGCCCCCAAAAGGAAGCATCCTCATCTACCCATCTTCTTTTATTGGGTGTCATTCTGTTGCACCATTAGAGAGTGGTGTCAGGTTCGCTTACCTGTCTTGGTTCGCTCATGGTTTGACTTCCCATCTTGATATCAATTCGCAATCAACTTCAATGGATGCACAATACTCTTGGATGAAAAAACTCCGCGAAGATGTCGGATATTCCTATCAGAAACAAGTTTATGTTGGTGATATAACTAGTTAGCCGAACATTTTTGGTGGATCATTATTCGTGAGCCATACTTGAATCCACCTTTTGTTGCTTGCATCATGCAACTGTCATCAATTATCAGTAAGTCTTTTTCGTCCCATTTCCATTCTTCTAGGATGTTCAGATTGCATATATGGATAATGTCAAGTATTTCTTCAAATATTTCTTTTAATATTTTTTTCTGTTCCTGATTAATTTCTTCACCGTCTGAGAAAAATCTATACCTTGAATCTTGTTCTAATTCTAATGCAAATTCTGTAGAAAATATTAGTATCTTTTGATTAGTGCTCCTATGTTTTTCAACCATCAGACGCGAAATCCCTGTTTCCGAATCAAGCCAAGCAATTTTACTAATAAAATCTTGCCACTCTTCCCTGAGGAGGCTAAACACTTTTCTCATATCAATAAGGACTGTTGATCCCGATTTTTTACTGCACTGAAAAACAGTGTTGTTCAGGATTGAACCGACGGGTGGTGGCTGGCTTGTTATGTCCATGCTTAATTCTGTCAAGAATTTTTGTCTAGGCTTTTTACTTTGGAGTTCTAATTCAAAAGTTTGGATGTACTGTTCAACTGTTGGAGTCGGATGTTTGGAATTCGGTATCCAATTAACAAAATCACCTAGAAGCCTACATAGTTCTTGCTGTTGTGCTGGAGTAACATTTATTTTCTTAAAACCTACAGCGCCATAAACATTGAGAAGATGCCCATAATACGAGGCATTCACTAATAGATCAATGAACTCAACTTTCTTGAATGTTGGGCATGAGAACATCTGGATTTATTTTCCCTCTGTCTTTGTTATCTTCAAAAACCCTGTGATGAGAATACGGTTGCATTTGCCCCTCGTTGCCTTCAAGGGTTCGGTTCTGATAAACAGGGTTTGCGCGATCAACTTTCTCAGGATTTAAATACTCTGAGTACAAACAATACTTGTTGTAGTCGTCGTACAGGCTGTCAATCCAATGCGGTCGGCACCAACCATCACAATCAGCAGGCTCTGCAACGCTAATCAAAACACTTTCGTCGGAATTACCTTGAGACCAAAACTCTAGATATCCGTATCTGTGCCCCTTGGTAACTGTTTTCACACCATGGGTAGCCATATAGTTTGTTGGGAAGATAAAAATATCTCCCTGTTTTGGTGTGGTTTCTATACCCAAGTATGGGAAGAATAAGTTCCCGCCAACATAGTTCGTTCCGTCGTACTCTTCTTCTGTATTAACGCAGTCATTTGGGTACAGCATGATTGCAACAACTTGACGCATCTGCATCTGACCAGTTGGGACATATCGCTTGCCTTTGGTGGAGCGGAAGTTTGAATCGTTGTCATTGTGAATACCTAGGTAGTCTCCTTCGTCGTATCGCATTAAGTGACCACGGCTTCTCCACCACAAGGTTCCAAGAACCATTGGGTATTCATCAATGTATTTGATTAGGCATTTATAAATTTCGTCTTCCCAATGCTTGAAAATTTCTACCATTTCAGGATCTGTGTCTTGTTCTACTGGGTTTAAAAGACGAACAGGAACTTCTTCAATCTGTTCAAGGGAAAATTTGTTCCCATCTTCGTTGGTCGCATAGGTGACGCCATCGTTGTCTTTGTGGTAAGTCCATCTTTGCTCGTGGGCTTTTTTTGCATTGGCGTCGCACCATTTGCTTACTTTTTCTCGGTCAATTTTAACTACGCCGGGGAATCGTACGACCCCTCCACCCAAACTTTCCATGGGTGTATCCATGATCTCTTTGATAGTTGGCTTGTCTATTTCGGGCGTGGTGCCGTTAAACAAATCATTGTCGCTCATTTTTTACCTTCTCTAGTTCCTGCCATGTGTTGTAGGCGTGCATGTGTAGAAGTAGGCGTTGCGGGCTTGTTAGCGGACTGAACAAAACACATCTATCTCCACTAGTTATTGTTTTGACTCCGTGAATGTACTCGTGCCCGCCGGGGAAAAGAATCAGTTGTCTTGCTTTTGGTTTAATCACCAAATCGCGAGTGGGGAAATAAAGTTCTCCACCTTCAAATTCATCATTGAGATAGAGGTTTGCGGCAACCTCAATGAGGACAGGTGTATTGAATTCGCTTGGACTATACCGTGGCATGAAGTCAACAACGCCTTTGTCCATCGCTTCACTGTCAGCATGTGGATCATGATCTGAACCAACTAGAAATTTCTTGTAGTAAGGGATAAGCCTGTGAACTAAAGTTCTACCAAATGTCTGTGAGGCTATCTTCATGATTTTTTCGCCATAAACAGCGCTTAATGGGTGCGTTGAAGTGGGGCTCCATTCGCTTTGCCTTCTTTTTACCTCTTCCCCATATGCGCCTGTGAGGACAACGGATCCAACATTGAATTGTTCCAATGGGGCAACCCAAGACATACTGCTATCCCACTGAAACTCGTCATCGTGGAATCTGATTAATTCTGAGGCGTCTTCCTCTGTGATGAAATCATCAAAAGTATAAATGTGTTCATGCCCGAGGTAAGCCATGTATAAACACTACCCCAATTACCACTTGCCTAAAGGACACTCTGCCTCTCGGAGTTTTGTCTTTATAGCCATGAAGCAACCACACTCTTTGCATTGTTTGGTCAGTTTGAAAAACCTAGGACATGATTCACATATCTCGTATCGCTTGTTGGATACGGTTTCGTCAAAATTGTAGTTATCAGGGTTGAGCGCGGTTAATGGGGTTGTTGTTCCCATTTTCTTTTTATATTCCTGCCATGCGCTCATTATTCTGTGGCGAGCGACCAGTTCGTGCCGTCCCACTTGTAATTGCCGTACGGCGGGATCGCTCCGTTTAGGAAATTGAGGAACTGTTCTTCTGAAATTTCAACGATCGTTGGGGCAGACTTGAATACAGCGTTTGCACCTTCAAGGTTGTTGTCTATTGAGTGAAGCCAGCCCAAATCACCATCTACGACGAAAGCGTAATGTGTATGGTTTACTGGTGCCGTGAATACTGGTGGTGTTGGGGTTTCGTCTGACATGTGGTGTCCTTTTCTCTGTTAATAGTCACAATAGCATATACGGTTATTGGCTATACACACACCGAACCAGTATTGGATGTTGAACATCCAGAGGATACCGACCCAGGAACACCACAGGCATTGGTGCACCCCGTACAACCACATGTTGTTGTGGTTGTGTAGTAACGGCAACCCGTCTGACAGCCCGGCATTTGGCACCCGATAAGCGCTCCCGTTCCATTTGATGATGACGGGGAACATGAACCGCATGAACCGGCAAAACATGGTGGGAAATAGGGCGGGAAGAA